AAGCAATTTGCGTAACTGGTGAAGTTCCGCATGAAGAAAGAGAAGTGCTTGTAGATAAGATTCTGTACGGGGATTCTAATATACTCTATGGAACGCAAGCAATTTTCTCTGAAGGCATATCAGTTGACACACTTAGTTGTTTGATACTTGGTACGCCTGTAAATAACGAGCCCTTACTCACACAGCTAGTAGGGCGAGTGATTCGTAAAAAGGAAGGTAAGATTGATCCTGTTATCATTGATATACACCTGAAAGGAAATACGGCTAGAAAACAAGCCTCAAATCGTGTCGGGTTCTATATGAAGCAGGGTTGGAACATGAAGTACCTTTAGAAAAATAATTCTTGACAACTTGGTAAAAACAAAGTATAATATATGCTCTTATTTGATTGGAAAAAGGTTTATGATACGGCAGAGGGCAATATTGCTACCTGCAACTTGATAATGGAAATGTTAGTCAATCAACAGATTCCAAAAAACAAGTATGACGCTATCTATAAATACTCTAATAAAAAATTTACAGGTTCCAGCTTTCTTCTTCACGGAGACTTGCTCCTGTACCACTCCTATAAGTACACCTCTAAAGAACTTTGTATCTACTACGCTCTCGCTTCCTTGCGAAGTTACGCAGATTACATAGCTTCTTATAAAACCACACTAGACGCACTGCATTGTCCTGTGCCTCTAGAACAACTTAACGATAACAGGCTACTCATTGTAGATGATAAAGAAATTACATTTATATATGAAGAAGTCACACTGGAGACTATACACTAATGGCACTATCATTTAATAAGCAAACGGGCGGAGCCCAAAAATCATCCATCACTACCTTTCAATACAAAGACGGCGATAACAAAATGCGTATCGTTGGCGACATCTTAGCTCGCTATGTCTACTGGATTCAAGGTGAGAATGGCAAAAATATCCCTATGGAATGTCTATCTTTTGATAGAAATTCTGAGAGATTTAATAACTCAGAGAAGGATTGGGTACGAGAGTACTATCCTGACCTAAAATGTGGCTGGAGCTATGCTACTCAGTGCATTGATAACGGAGAAGTTAAAGTAGTAAATCTAAAGAAGAAGTTGTGGGAGCAAATTATTACTGCCGCAGAAGATCTTGGAGATCCTACTGACCTGAATACTGGCTGGGACATTTGTTTCAAGCGAGTAAAGACTGGGCCACTTCCTTACAATGTAGAATATCAGCTACAAGCACTGAAATGCAAGCCTAGAGCTTTGGAAGATGGAGAGTTGGCAATCATTGCTGATTTAAAATCTATGGATGATGTTATGTCTCGTCCAACTCCAGACGCTCAAAAAGAGTTGCTTGACAGAGTTCGTAACCACGGTGACGAAACTGATGACGAAGCCTTAGATGCGGAGTTCAATGTAGGATGATTCTCTTCACGGCAGACTGGCACATCAAGCTGGGGCAAAAAAATGTACCAGTAAAGTGGGCTACAAACCGTTATAAAATGTTCTTTGAGCAAGTTTATGAACTAGAGAAAGAGTGTGATATGCACATAATCGGTGGAGATCTCTTTGATCGTCTACCGAATATGGAAGAGTTGGAGCTTTACTTCTCGTTTATTCGAGGAGTAAAGATTCCTACTATTATATTTGATGGAAACCATGAAGCTACAAAGAAAAATAAAACTTTCTTTACTCAGCTCAAGCAGGTTTCACGGGATATTAATCCTCTCATCAATGTAGTAGATATCTCATACGTTGATCATGATCTTGGATATGGTATCTTACCGTATGCAGATTTACACAGAAAAGGTGCAATCGAACATTTTAATACGGCACAGCCTTTGTTCACGCACGTCAGAGGAGAGATACCGCCACACGTAAAACCGGAAGTCAACTTAGATATGTTTGAAGACTTCCCGATTGTATTTGCAGGAGACTTACACTCTCATAGCAATACACAAAGAAATATTGTATACCCAGGTAGTCCAATGACTACTTCATTCCATAGAAATCTAGTAAAGACAGGGTACATACTGATTAATGAGAATGACTGGG